GTAAAAACAATGAATTCAAAAGATGTGCAAATAAAGTTTGGCCCGCAAGTGAGCCTGAAAGAAATTGCTGCCAAACGCAGCAAGCGGAGAAGTATTACTCTTGTGCGTAAGCTTGGCTAAGCAAGTTCATATTTACTGCAACCAGATGTGCGTAACCAACTGAGTGGCTTTTCTTAAAGTAGTATCCACCATCCGCAGGCTTGTCCCAAATAGTTTCCGCAACTTCACGCCAACTCCGGCCAATCAAATGATGCTTAGCCGGACGAATCACAGCCAGGAACATTGCAAGCCTTGGTATTGAGTTTACAGCTTCGGGCATCTTAATTAGCGTATCATAATGTGCGCCTATATGAATAAGTTGCGCACAAAATTCTGGATCATACAGTCTATCCCACTCGGGTTCTTGATTCATCAACTGCTGCAAGTGCTGCTCAGATTCAATCTGTTGATATAACCCAACATTAAGAACATCAACCTTGATGTAGCCCAGTTGTTCAGCTGCTTCATAATCTAAACTTGCGTTTCCTGTAAAAGGATCACATGGTATGTCAGTAAAATAAACACCTGTGTTGTGTCTTGCAATTTTGTCATCGCGTATGATACTGGCAGCGGTATGTGTGATCACTGCGAGTGCTTGATCTCTATTGGCCACATCAATGTCAATATCGCTTGAAAATTTCATAAACCTGCTGCTCCAAGGATGTGTTTGCACCACTCTACATCGGCCACGTAATCCTTGAACTTACGATTCCAGTAATCAGGATCAATCCAAGGAAGAACAATGGCCAAATGCTCTGCAGAAATAGACTCAAGAAACTCAATGCCACTATCGCAGTTATATACAAGCCAAGGACTAACGCGACCAGTGGTAATATGATGACAAATCCTATTATGGTTGCCGTACTTAAAATAATGGCTGTAAGTAGCAAGCCCACTATCTCCATTTGCGTATTCCTCCATTTGTTTGAGGCCGCGTTCGAGTGCGTCCTGGACTGCTTCCTTTTTGATATATTCATGTAACCATTCTTCGTAAAATTTGTCTTTACACCAATGGTCTAATTTTTTGTTGTTCTTCAATAACCAAGCTGTATAGCTGTTGCTGTTAATACAGCGAATAGCAACCAAGTGTCTACCGAACTTAACAAAAGCATTGTAATACGGACTTGTAACAAAGTCTGTATAGCTCTTAAGCTGTGCGCTACCTTGTGTAGTTTCATAAAATTGTAGATACGCTCTAAGTCCAAACTGAACTCCTGTTTCTGTTTCTTGTTGCCAACGACGTTTAGGTTCACACAGGTGAGCTGCTAGTGTGCTTTCTTTTCTAAAGTCGCGCTCACAGTATTTACACTTAAAGTTCAGCTCGGATTCGCTTGTCATCCCATCCATGTTCTTTGGCCAACTGTTTTAAATCTGCTGTGTCGTTAATTTTTGCAAGTAGTTCTAATTCATCCTCACTGTAGGCGGGGTAGATTTGTCTTAGAAATTTTACGGCTTTATTATTTGAGCCTTCGCGTTTCTTCTGCTTGATCCAATCGTGTCTAAATGATCCCATGCCCGGACTCACTGTGGTTGCGCTCAACCATTGCAGTTCGGGATGTCTGCTTAGTTCAAAAAAATGTTTGTTGAGATTTTCATTGCAACTCAACAAATAGTATTGCTGTAGTTCTGTGCTACCTTGTACTGCACTGCCCCAACGAATCATGAGGAAATTACTAAACTTTTTGCGCTCTTCCTCAGTCAAATCACGATAGAACATGCGATCCTTGCTGTCAAAGGCTCGCATTTCGTTGGCAATGTTTAGCTTATCTGTCATACTGGATGATGTGGCACTGTGTCATCTTGTTTACTAAGTGCATGAATTAGTTTAACACGATCCAGTGCATCTTGTAAAGCAGGATTTGTTTTAGCAGCACGATGAATTTCACCCCAAAGTTTTGAATCCATTATGTGGTCGTGCAACGGTCTACCGTCACTGGTTCTAGAATCGTAACTTCTACCTATTTCAAATCGTCGATCAGGAGGGTCTCCTATTCGTCTTGCATATACTACGCCGTCGGCTCGCTCGTATACATAAGTCGCGCCAGGTTCCAGTCTACCAACATTTTCCATAGTCCACCACCTCACTCTGTCTTGAAATATCTTTGACAAAGTATGCACACAACGGTTGTTGCACACCTGTCTCTAAAGGTACTGCCAATAGCTGTCCAGGTTTCAATTTAGGAAAGTACCATTTGACGTCTTGATAGATATCAATGATTTCAATCTGTTGAAACTCAGGTTTGAAACTGCTGATAGGATTAAAACAGAATACACTGAATCCTCTATCATTGATACTGGTCAACGGCACAACTTCTAGGTCACCTAGGTCAGGTTCTCCAATTAACACATGCCAATCAACTGGCATTTTGATTACACTCGTACCAATTCTTAATACCAAGGCCGGGCTGTTAAAACTTTCTAAAAAAATTAAGGGTATATAAAAATAGTCGGGTGTTCTTGCATCTGAGTTATCTAAAACTGCAAATCTCAAATCCTCAACTTCGTCTGGAATTTCATTTAGCTCGTAGGCTGTGTTATCTAGTGTTAATATTCTCATTTGTTGTTTGCCATCTCATTAAAAACATTGTTAGTTCTGATTCGTTTCGAAAACTTATTTGTTTAAAGTTAACCTGTTTACCACAGCCAGTTTCTCTGCACCATTTAGAAATTTGATACATTTGTGTATCAATCTGTACCCACTTTACACCATTGCCTCGATCTTCAATTTGAAAAGTCATTGCCACTCGGCCTTTTCTACAGTGAATGGGTAGTTGGCTTCTTTGTAAAAAGATTTTCTTTTAGTTAAGTGTCTTTTCGCAAACTTGCAGGTACTGGTTATGTCCCAGATCTGAACAAAATCTTTGTCTTCAGCTTTACGAATGCCGCGCCCAATTGATTGAATAACTCTAACAAAAGACTTCCCAGGCTCAAGCAGAACAAGATTAAAAATGCGGGGAATATTAATACCAACAGCAGCAACACCGTAGGTAGCGATAATGATTTTGTCTGAAGCTTCTGCCACTTCGTCATAGTGTTCTTTGCGCTCCCCGGCTTTGGTTGCTCCCGACACAAACACGCTACCAGGTAGTCTTGCTGCTAGTGCTCGTCCGGCGCTTATTCGATCTACCAGTATGAGTGTGTTGCCCGAATCAACAATAGTACTTATCAAACGACTAATATAGTCAAGTCTTTCTTCGGTTTCTATCAGATATTTTAATTCGCTTTGATAATTTGTGTATTCTTTATGGTCTACTAATTGCACTACGTTAACATGACATTGAGCTAGATGACCGGCTTCTTGTAGTTCGCTTGCACTCAATTGCCCTACCACAGGACCAAGCATGCAGTTGATGCTCTGTCGGGCATAATCTTCCTTGGGTATAGTACCTGTGAGTCCCCAACGTATGGGCACTTGTGCAAACGGTCCGCTGAGTAGTGTCTTTAATGCGTCAGCTTTGGCCTGGTGTGTTTCGTCAACTATAACCGCTACGACACCTTCCAAGAATTCACCAATGGTAATTTCAGCCTCAGCATTCTTGGTGGTCTTGAGTAAGTTGTTTAAACTCTGCCAGGTACAAATAGTGTGTGTTCTATTGTATTCTTTTCTGTCACCAAAATATACCCCTGTATCCAATTCAAGATTTACAAAGTCGTCTTCGGTTTGTGTGACTAAACTTTTGTTTGGAACAATAATGATTGTACGACCGTAAGTACTGACTGCATCTGCCAGTGCAGCAGTGATAATTGTTTTACCTGCACCAGTGGCTACTTCTTGTACGCACTGTGGGTTGGATAAAAATCTATTGATAATTTCTGGTTGGTAATCTCTGAGTACAATAGGTTCGCCAGCTCGGGGGTGTCCCTTGGGCCACAACTTGTTTTGATATGTGTTTTCGTTTATTTGTTCAAAATCAAATGTAGTACGATAGTTTCTAGTATCTTCTATCTCAATATCATAGCCTTGTTCATCTAGATAAGGCAATATCTCGGGTAACAGGTTGATGTAAGTGGTGCCGCCAAGATTAAAGAATGGAACTTTACCGTCCCATCGACCAAGTCTGACGCTGGGCTGATATCGAGCACCAGGTATTTCGTACTTGTATCGTTTGACTAGATCTGTACGTGTACCAAGCTCAAGGCCTTCAATCTTGACATTTACTTCATCTCGAATTATTAATTTGGCTGTGCTCATTGTTTACTATTATATAAAAATTAATAAAATTTTGCAATATAACTTATAAATAATCAGGTAATTATTTACTCGTTTGTCCTTCAAATATGGAACTAGATCAATATAAAAATTCTTGTGGTCAAATTGACAATTTCTTCGCTGTTGAACAACTGCAAAATATGGTTGAAGTTTTCCGTCGACTAGATCCTGTTGATGGGAAAAACAATGACTGTTTTGGTATTGATAAAAATCACAGGGCATATCTGTGGCTTGACAAAGTTCTTTTAAAGCCGATAGCCAATCACTTTAACCCAGAACTAAAATTAATTTTTGCAATGTTGTTGGATTGTGTTGACCCGTTTGATATTCATCATGATCTAAAAGATATACCTGATCCAAACGGTAAACATTTTTTAAGTTTCCTTATTCCATATTCAGTCAACAATGATACAACATTGTGCAGTCAAGTGTCAACTGTAATATTTAATGAAAGCTTTCCGCATGACCATGTTGTTGAAAACAATGCCAGTAATATACACGAAAATCTAATAAGTCATACTTCCAAGGATGTCACATTTAATATCACAGTCAAGAAAAATTTGGTTTGGTCACTAGGTAGTTTGTGTTGGTGGGACAGTAGTTTGTTGCATGTGAGCAATAATTTTTTAAAAGATGGCTATACATCCAAACAAGGCATAGTGATACACACTTATGTACTCTAAAAACGATTTGATAACAGATGGTTTACCACCAATATTTGATCATAAGTTGGTAGATTTGAAATCACGTGTGCTGGCCAGCAAACTACAAGTTGACCATGTGCATTCACAATTTATATCCCAAGCAAAACTTTTTTTTGCTTCTTCAAAAAGAAACATATTGGTAGGGTTAGAACAGTTTGAACACGTTGATGCAACCATTGGATGCACACATTTTATTGACAATCTAATTCAAAAACACAGCCTGTCAGGCTTGCAAATATTTGAACACGACTACAAATATTATCAACGATTGAATCCAAATATCAAATACGCAACTGTTGGTAGTCTTGAGCCGTCTAAACCAGTGCTCATTGCAGCACCATTTCCCGGATACTTAGATTTACATATTCATTGGAATCAGATACTGGATGAATGTTTGATCAAAAATATTGATATCCACATTGACGCCTGTTGGATGGGAGCAGCTAATAATGTAGCAATTGATTTAACTCATCCGGCCATCAAAAGCATTGGCTTTAGTTTGAGTAAATCATTAGGCATGCACTGGAATAGAGTGGGTTTACGATTTAGTAAAATTCAAGATCCCGGTGATAGTATAAGCATACAAAACAAATTTAATATGATACCTGAATGTGTT